TCAAAAACCTCATCCATTATAAGGAGGTTTGTGTTAACTGAATTTTTAAATCTTGCTACTTCTCTCCAAGTAAAAAGTAATGCTAAGTCTATTCTCATCTTCTCTCCTTCACTGAAAGAAGCATATGAGAAGTCTTCGTGAATTGGTGATTCTATACTTTCATTAAACTCTTCATCAAGTTTAAAGTTAATATAGAAATCCATCATCTGTAAGTACTTATTAACCTGCTGATTAATCAGTGGCAAATACTTAGTAATGATCTTCGATTTAACTCCACCATCTTTTAACAGACCATAGGTGAAATTAAAGTATTTTATTTTATCTTTTCTTGAGACTAGCTCTTCATAAGTGTCGTGAAGATTACTTTTAAAGGTTTCTAACTTGTCATGTTCAGTATTTCTGTTTTCAAGTTGACTGGTAAGTGTTTGAATTTCAGATTCCAGTTCTCTGACCTGTCTCTGACATCCAGAGACTGAAGTATTGTTTTTAGAAATGCCATGCGTTAGTTTAGTAATCTCCTTCGATAGTGCAGTAAATTGACTCTCTCGTTCTTGTTCGTTTTTAATTGCCTCCTCTAGTTCTTTATAACCAGATTGCAACTCCTTTGCTTTATTTTGAGAGTCTTCGATTTTATTTATTCTAAACTCCTCCTGTATGCTTTGGGTACAAGTAGGACAAACCGTATTTTGTGTGAAAAACTTATGTTCCTTCGTAACAGACGCTACCTTTTGTGATATCTTACCTTTTAAATTATTAAGTTTCACTAACTTATCACCAGAACCCATCACCCCTTCTTGTTCTTTTGTAAGGTCATCAATATTAGATTGTATGATTTGATTATGCTCAATATGAGTATCAATCTCAACACCTAAAGTCTTAATCTTACCTTCTTTATTTTTTATATTCTCCTTCCCACGAGTTTCTACCTCATTAATAAATCTTTCCTGCATCTCCACTTTATCATTAAGAGATTCTTTTTTAAGTTCGAAAGTCCTTGTCTCTTCCTTAATCTGACGTATTTTATCTTTGATTAAATTATTCATTGATGAGAATATTTTAATATCCAAAAGATCCTCAATAACCTCTCTTCTATTAGGTGCAGTCAATTGCATAAAAGGAACAAATGTACTAGAACCTAAAATAACAATCTGAGTAAAAGACTTATAATTCATCTTAATTACATTCTGCTCTAACCACTTCTGTTGATCATTAGCAGAGGAAGATTGATCTAATACCTTACCATCCCTATAAATCTCAAAAATATTTGGTTTAATCCCTCTAACCACTTTCCATTTTATTCCACCCAATGAAAATTCTACTTCTACCCTACAATCCTTTTCATTAGTGGAATTAGTTAATTGACCTTTACTTATCCTACGAAAAGGTTTATTAAACAAACTAAAAGTCAATGCATCAAGAACAGTACTCTTACCTGCACCATTAGTTCCTACGATTAATGTAGTAGAACTTTTATTAAAAGCAATTTCAGTATATTGATTACCAGTACTTAAAAAGTTTTTCCAGCGTATATTCTCAAATAAAATCATGTTTTTCAGATGGTGGAATTACAATGTCATTAGGTGTGATAACAGTAAAGTTATAGTTATGAACGTGACACGTTTTAAGCATCACTTCATCTTCAACTTCAATTACATTCATTTCTGGATAACCTTCATCTTCCAATTGATAAGCAAATCTAGTAGCATCATCCGATTCTTCGAATAAATAAAGAACTTGTCCACCATCATCATCAGTAACAGAATAAGCACCCTGACTTTCTTTACCAGCAACAGTTAGGATATACATCAAACTAACTCACATGCCTCTTGATATATTTCTTGAATCATTTTTTGGACAGTTGATTTGTCAAGATTTATCTCTGCTTCCTCAATATACCTATTAAGAATAGAGAGAGTATCTTCTGATTCAAATGCTTCGAAATCTTCAGACTCCTGAATAACGAAGTTCTCAATTATTTTGAGTTCATGAACATTAGAATTATACAGCTTATCAACAAATTTTTCAAATTTCTTAGGATTAGTTTTTTTCCTAACAATAAGTTTTACAATTTTACCCTCATACTCACGGGTATCAAAGGTCTGATAATCATTATCTTCATAATAAATGTTATAAAAAATCCTATAAGGATTATTAATTGGAGTATGCTCTAAAGTATCAGTATCAAAAAGATGGAATCCACGATTATCTTCTAAATCATTCCAATATATTTCATATGGATTACCTAAGTAATAGATGTTGTCTTGGTTTGATCTTGTGTGGTAATGTCCTGAGAAGACTCTTTCAAACTTCTTAAAGAGGTTGCAATCCGTACCTGATTCCATGACATACCCTCTATGAATTCTAAATCCTTTGAGCTCAAGGTGCCCCATCGTGACTGGGCAACTTGTTTTTTCAATAAGTTTAAGAGTAGTTTTTTCATTTTCATTATTGATCCAAGGTACAAGTAGTATATTTAATTTATCTACCTTTATCTCTGTTGCTTCAGAATATATGTGTATATTATCATATTCACGTAGTAACAAATCTATTGCATTTACTTCATTTGTATTCTTATAATATGCTGTATGATTACCAACAATAGTATGAACTGTACATCCTAATTTTTCTAGACGATCAAAATAATTAACCTTTGACCATGCAAGGGCAGAAAAATCTATTCCCTTTCTACTATCAAAAGTATCCCCCATATCAATGACTGTGGTAATACCTTCCTTCTCAATAGTAGGAAAGAAAACATCGTTATAGAATTTTAGAAAATAATCATGAAAAACTTTAGAGTTTTTCCTGCATCCAAAATGCTGATCTGTTATGATTGCAACTTTCATCAGTTACGCAACTTCGCATGTACCGCATCTTTAATTTGATTATAGTCAGAATACTTATCCCCGTCAATCTTATTACTGTCATCAAAGACTTCAGAATAACCAGACTTCTCAATAATCTTATTCTTAATCTCTAATTGACGCTTTTCTCTTTGTATTCTACGAAGAAATGCGTAATGTATAATTTGAGTAAAATAAGCAAAAGGATTCTTTGATTTTTCTGGATCGAAATTATGTATGTACTGAACGCAATTTTCTATTCCATCTGAGATCATGTCCTCTTTGAACATGTAATTAACAAAATTAGGTTTAAATGATAAATGATTTGCAATCTTTAGAAAACATTCTCCAATATATCTTGGAATAACTGGTTTAGGTTTGTCTTGTAATCGTGCAATTTCAACATTCTCACGATACGTAATTAATGCTGCAAGAAACTCTTTATTGTTAACATAGTGCTCAGATCTTTTGCGTTTAGCCATAGGTCTAATTATTGCCATAGGTCTTTGTCACTACTATGTAGATAGTATAACATTTATATTGCCGCTTGACAAGTTCTAATTATACAGTTAGACTAACTCTGTCAGGGTGCAAGGGTTAGGTATAGCTTAACTCTTAGTATCTTTAGGACTTTCAGTAAATATTTTTTCTAGGAAATTTCTAGCATCATCTACAGTAGCAATATATCCCATTCTTCTACTCATTTTGGGTTGACTAAAAGGGTCTCTTTGAGAATCTCTTAGAAAGTTTTGATACATATGAATCATTTCAGGATCCGATGATTCGGACATAGTAATAACATGATCCAAATTAATTACAAACATATCCTCTTTTGTAGTTTTTAACCAAGGTTCTACTTTATATCCTACTAAATTTCCTTTTGATTTAATTTCATTAATTGTAATTGGATGATGAACAATTAACATTACTCGATTTTCTTCGTCGGACGCAGCGACCTTGGCGAATATTTCTTCACCTGATTTAAGTTTTAATGTTGCATAAAAATCGTCTTCTATCATTTCTTTAACTGTATTGTGATTATCTCATAATTAAAGTTCTCTTCATTGTAAATTTTAATTCTTTCGATGAAGTGGTTTAATGTATAATTTCTGCGAGAGTTGTGAGTACAATCGTCAGCAATATCATATAGAATTGCTTTTACTTTGTTTGTACTTTTTCGTAAAACCCTCCCGATGGACTGGAGATTTCGGATTCGAGATTTGGAAGGCGAAGCAAACACAACATTGTGAAGATTCCTAATATTAATACCAGTCGAGAAAGTACCATAAGAAGCAAC